CAACAGCCATTTAACCAAGGGGGAAATTATGGCGAGTAAAGGAAATGGAGGCGGCAAATTTATGGATAATGGAGTAGGAATGTGTTCCTACAAAAAGAATCCAATGTCAGCCCCAAGCGAAACGTCTAGACGCTGCGGCCCAGGTCTTAACAAAGACCAGCAAAAAGCGGATAGATTGCTGCAAAAGGCCCATAAACAATGGGATTCTTTACGCGGCGAAAGTGGAATGTAATCTATGTTGCAATGTCCAACTTCAGGGATGATTCTTCCGCGTCAATTCATTGATGAGAAGCAATCTTTAAAGAAAGTCATAGATGAATTTGTTGAAAAAGCTGTCAATGCGCATCAGCATATTGATGGCACTTATTATTTAACATTTCATGCTAAGTTCGATCCCTGCAATTCAGGTCATTTCAATATAGATGCTCCAAAGATAACAAAACAGCTTCCTCCTTTTACCTCCAACCAGATGGTTTTCTGGGTTAATAATAAAAGTGGAGTATGTGAGTTGCTTTGGATGGTTGCCCCAAGAAAAAGGGGTGAAAAGTTAAAGGTAGAATTTAATAAATCAGGAGTCGCCTACCTGCAAGCAAAAGGCGCAATGCCATCGTAAGAGGCTATCTTACGCAAAACGGGAGAGAATTTATGGATGAGGATACCGTTGAGCCTCAAGTTCAAGATCAAGCAGTAATTGACTCTGCACAAGATCAGCTCGAGGCCAATATACAGTCGGAAGCTGTAGAAATGCAAGAAAAGCAAGTTCCACTTTCTGCTCTTCAAAAAGAGCGCAGAAAGAGACAAGAACTTGAGTTAGAGCTCCAATTTGAGCGTGAACAGAAACAAAAAGCTGTTCAACCAGATGAAAGCCAATATGAGTCAGTTACAAGGGCGGATCTTGGAAAGACAACTAATGAAATTTTAAGACAAGTCGAAGAGAAAAGTTGGATTAAAAACAATCCAGAAAAATATCAGAAACTAAACGAAAATTTAGAGTCATTTTTAAGACAAAAACCTCACCTTGCTGAAGCATTGAAATATGCTCCAAATCGATGGGAAGAGGCATGGGAACTTATGAGCGCATTAACGCCTAAACAACAGCAGCAATTAAAGACAAATCCAGTAAAAAGGGATGCTCCAGGAGCTCCAACAGGTGTCCCTAAAGCTGCTGCTATTAACCAGGCTGTTGATGTGATGTCAATGTCAGATGCCGAATTCTCTACATGGAGGCAATCTCAAAGAAAGCGTAGGTGATCCTCATAAGGAGAATCTATGGGAGTTACAACAACATCGACCTACGGCTCAATGGCTGATAGATGGGCGCATCGCGCACTTTTACAGCGTTCTAAGCCTCGCAATGTTCATAATCTTTTTGGAAGAGCCTTTTCACTTCCTCAAAAGAATACAGATACTGTTGCATTTAGAAGGCAAGAAAACCTCAATTCCGATCCTGTCGTATTAGCAGAAGGAGTTGATCCAGCCCCTGAAGAAGTACAAAAGTTTGATATTAACGTTACCGTGCAAGAATTCGGCAAGGTTGTGCTTCTTTCTAGAAAAGTTTTATTAGTCGTAGAAGACGACACAGCATCAGAGACAGCAGATAACCTTTCACAGTGTATGCACACGATGTTAGATAAGGTGACTCGCGACGTTTGGGCAAGCTCTGTACCTCAAATTTCTTGTTTGAATGGTTCAAATGGAAATGCAATTACAGAACTAAGTCAGACAGATGTAAATCGCGCAATTGCTTATCTAGACGAAAATGACACTGAAAAGATGACCCCAACTATTGAGGGAACATCTCGTTTTGGTACAGGTCCTGTCGAACCTGGGTTTTGGGTGACAGCGCACGTAAAACTGAAACCAGATATTCGCGCTTTAGATGCTTTTGTCCCAACTTCTCAATACGGTTCTCAAGATCCTGTTTTACAAGCAGAATTTGGTGCAACTGATGAAGCGCGCTGGGTCACTTCTACACTCGTTAAAGTCGATCAAGATCAAAGCCCTGAAGTTTATTATAACACTTTTGTTGGAGCAAACGCCTACGGCTATGTTGGCCTTGATGAAGTGTCTACTGAATTGATCTTAAAGCCACTCGGTTTTAACGATTATCTAAACCGTTTTCAATCAATGGGTTTTACAGCTTGGTTTAATGCTGCAATTCTCGATGATTCGCATATCGTTACACTTCTTTCAACTAAAGGCTAGGAGGCAATATGGCTGACTTATTTCAAGGTCAAAGCATGTCTGAAGCTTATCAGTTTATTTCTGCTGGTACAGCTCACACATTTACGTTCAATTTTCAACCAGACAAAGTTGTATTTAATAATTTAAGCGATTGGACTGGAACAGCTGGAGGATTACCTGTAAGCGTTTGGTTTAGAGGTCAAACGACAACAGCTCACGCATTCCAAGAAAAAGTTATCGACTCGGCTGCCGCTCAGTCTTTTAACTTCTTAGATACAACAACTAATGGATTTACTGTTGCTGATACAGATGGCGGATCAACTGATTACCATAAGTTAATTAGCGCAGTTTCAAAGGCTAATCCTTGCGTTGTGACGACAAGCACAGCTCATGGCTATCAAACTGATCAGATTGTGCGTATTACTGACTTAGGTTCAGATATGCCAACACCTCGCGGCATGGGTCAAATTAACAATAAGAGATTCAAAATTGTAGTTTTAAATTCTACGACTTTTTCTCTTTATGATCCTGTTTCAGGTGATGCAGTTAATTCTTCTAGCTATACAACTTATGTCACTGGCGGACGTGTGGATTTGGAAACTCGTGTTATTTCTCTTAATAACCCGCAAGTTTCTCCATATGCGGTAACACCGTATGTTCCAACGACTTTCACATATGATCCAATCGAATACAAATTAACAGCTGGAACCTCAGTTATGGGTGGAGATGGCGATGTATTCTTAATTGAAGTCTATAAGTGGGGTCAATTGGTCAATCTTGGAGATCTATTAACTTAAGTCTTAGAGAGGGGATTTTCCCCTCTCAATAGGATAAATTATGAGCGGACAAGCAGTTCATAGGGCATTAATAAGCGGAGTAACAAATAGTGAAAGATGCGAAATTAGCACTGTTGATCCTCACGGTTTCAGTACAGGTAATATGGTTCGTATTACTGACCTTAATGGTTCTATGCCCTCACCTAGAGGCATGGATCAAATAAATAATAAGAGATTTTTAATCTATGTCACAGGACTTAGTTCATTTTTGATTAAGTATCCTATTACACATGAATACGTCAATTCAATAAATTACACCCCTTGGGTATCTGGGGGAAGGGTTGATGTAGAAGAAACAAGCTACATTTATGAAGGAGATTAACTTATGGTAAAAGCAAAACAGCAAGAAGTTGAAGCAGAAAAGTCTATTGATCAAATGCTTGGAGCAGTTCCAGAGCCGCTTTCAATTGAGAAGATGCCATTGAGTTGTTTAGATGATTATATTGCTTATAATAAAGAAGCTAGAAAGCTAAACAAGAAGCTTGGAATTTGCAGGTATCCAATTAAACATTGTCCAGTAGAGCTTCATCCACACGAGAGAATTACCTTTGGAAGAAATGATCAGCCAAATAACCCTCTTCCAGTCTACAAATCTGATGAAATGATCGATTTTAAGATGAAGCTTTATCCAGGAAAAACTTACGATTTGCCAGTCTACATTGTTAATTATCTCATGCAGAAGGGAACGCCTGAATGGAAATGGTTTGATAATCCAGATGGGTCAAGAGAGACAAGAGTTTCACATTATAAGCCTAGATTTTCAATAAGATCCATTAGGTAAATATGGCAAGATATCTTTCAAACGTACTAGACATTATGCGTCGGGCTATTGCAAGAAAGAATGCAAATGATCCAGAAGCAACAGACCAAATTTTAGTAAATTATATTAATGATTTCTATTCTTTGACTATGTCTGACGATGTCAAATTGTTTGAGCAATTTGGGACGCTTGATTTTAACATTGACGAAACCGTTGCCGATGGAGTCTATTCCCTAACAGATGTCGGAGCAACAGGAAACTTTGTCAATTTTTCTAATGAAGCATTCATTAGTTTAAATAATCCTGCGAATGGCTCAACCACTTGGAACGTACTTCAAATGTATCAGGATCCAGGAAGATTTTATGCTTACTGGGGATTGAATAATTTTGAGATTCTTATTCCAGGAATGCCAACAGAAATGCTTTATTATGGCGATCAATTAGTTTTTAGGACAATTCCTGATACTGAATATAATGTGAAGATCTTTTCTTATAAGCAAAATACAGATCTTGCATTTGATCCAGATCTTCCAACACCTGGAGGGACTGGAAACCCTGAGCTGCCATTTGATTACTGGCTTCGCTATATCGCCTATGGCGCCGCTGTTAATTATTCTAAAGATTACAAGTATGAAGCTCAGCAACGACAAGATTTGCAAAGAGATTTTGCTCACGAGAGAAAATTATTGCTCACTCGGACGCATAATCAAATTAAGCAATCAAGATCATTACCAAGGTTTTAAAAAGGTGAAATATGAAAAAGAAAATGTCAAAGCCAGCTGGTAAAACAGTTTCTGGCAAAAAATACTCATCCGTTTTAGAGAATCAAGACAATAAGAAGGCTAATAAAGCTAATCGCATGGTTGGTAAGCCTGCTGATATCTCTGGAGCTATCAAAGATGCTAAAATGGGATATTCTGATAAGCCAAGGGTTAAACCTCAAAATAAAAAAGGCTATAAAATTTAATAGAGAGAAGAATTATGCCGTGGAATTCAATCTGGCCTAATGGAGCTGTTTCTGTAAGAGCTAACAATCCAACAGGCGTTCAAAATACAGCCTATATAGAGACAACTCAAAAAAAAGATCATTTCTTTAATGAGAATGCCACAACGGATGGCTATCATAAGAAAGTATCTATGCCAAATTTCGGCTCAAATCCAGCTCCTCCCGCCGGGACAGATGG